GTCACTTAAAGGAAAGAGGGCATATTTGTATTGGTCACAAGTGGCCTAAAGGAGGTATGGACAGGTTAGCAAAACTTCTAGGAATAGACTTGTCCAATTGTTGGAAATTTATAATAGTGGAAGGTGACATTGAGAAACTTGACCAGTCCATATGGGCAATTTTTGTGATGATCTATTACTCTTTTGGCCTAATTCATGAGCGATCAGATTCATTTTCATACCTAATTAAAAAGAAAATTCTCCTATTTATCCTGAAGAATGTTTGTACTAGACTTACCAGGGTTTTTGCAGAGCTGTGGGAGATTTTATTCGGTAAGGTTCCCTCTGGAGTTCTTGATACATCTCACATGGACTCTTATATTAAGCTTCTTTGGTTTTTCATGTTCTGTGTATGGGTTATTGACCAAGCAGACAGGAAGCTTCGCCGTGATTTGTCAAACTATGTTGTTCGATTAATAGCTATGATAGTTTACGGTGATGATTTTCTTTATAATAAAGGAGACGAAGTATGGGCTACTTATTTTTGTGGGAAAGCATACAAAGAGTGGTTAATGAAATTCCTCCAGGTAAATTTGAGAGATCTCTATGATGGAATTTCCTTCTGTTCTAAGGAGCACAATGGATATTTGACCCACAAAGGCTCCTCATTTTTGAAAATGTACTCAGTCCTTAATCCGTACAAGACAGATACCAATCAGCAATGCAATTTTCTCCCTTATCGTGAAACAAAAGAGTATGTTATGCGATGTTTTAGTGGTCGTGAACCTAAGACTCGTGACATCCTGGATATGCTCTTATCCTGTATGGCTCATGGCTATGGTACATATGCATCGAACCCAAATGCGTATTGTTTCCTCAAGAATTTTTACAAGGCCCTAATTTATGAGAATGGTCTTCTTGAGATGTCTGCAATTGACGATGTTGTCTCACGTTTGAGTGCGAGAGATCTTAAACAGTATCGAATGTTGGGAATGGACTTGGACGATATTAAATCGGGATTCCCAGAATTGACAACTTTAGTTAATAAGAATGTGTGGGACGAAGAGTATCATCAAATTACTTCGTATGAAATTAATACTAATGCCAGTGCAGACTGGAATTATGATGTTGTGTAATCCGGGTTTGTTCCCCGGTATATAAAGTGATAAACAAAAAATTGAAAAGTAAGAGAGGAGTAGGGAAGGATAGCGCCCGTAGGGCGAGCCTTCCTGAGACATCTTAC